GTGGTCTGAAGATCGCTGTCCAAGGTCTGAAGCTGATTATTCCGAAAGAACTGATGTTTACGGCGGATCGCATCATGAAGTCCACGCTTCGTGTTGGTACTGCCGACAACGACATCAATGCCATTCGGAACATGGGCATGGTTCCGCAGGGCTATACCGTGAACCACTTCCTGACCGACCCGGACGCTTGGTTTATCAAAACCGACGCTCCCAACGGCATGAAGATGTTCTCGCGTGTGGCGATCAAGACTGGTTTCGAGGGCGACTTTGACACCGGTAATGTTCGCTACAAAGCTCGCGAACGCTATAGCTTTGGCTTCAGTGATCCGCGCGGCATCTTTGGGTCTCCAGGGGCCTGATGATCTAGAAAAAGGGGGCTTCGGCCCCCTTTTTCTTTCTTGTGACTTCGAGTATATTGAGGGCATTCCGGGGTCATTCTCGGTGCGTCTGACAGTCCCGGCTGACGACATGCAGACAGGCGCACTGCAACTCGCATGTGAGGAAAATCATGGCTGCTACTCATTATTCTGGCCCACTACAGTATTCCGGTAAGGGGGCTACTGGTGCTTGGGGCACCGATCTCACCACCTCTGTTGATACCGATGTCGTCATGTATATGGACGACTTTACGGCTATCGCGCTGAACTCTACTAATGACTGGACCGTGGTCAAGGACACAGGAGCCTCGGCCGCCATTGGCGCTGACATTGTTAACGGCGTGTTGGAACTGACTTCCGCTGCCACGACTGACAATGATGGTGCGTCGGTTCAGGGCAATGAGATTTTCAAGGCGCAGGCTGATAAATCGCTTTGGTTTGAGACCAAGATTAAGTGCAACGATGCCGATCAGACCGACATTTGCGTGGGCCTGACGGTGAATTTTGTGACTAACCCAGAGAATATGTTGACTGCTGCGGATCGAATCTGCTTTCAAATCGACGACGGCAATGCGTCGATTTTGTGCAAGACCGAGTCTGGCGGCACTGAGACCTCTACGGACTCGGGCATTGACTTGGTTGACGATACGTATGTGACGCTGGGCATTCGAGTCGTTGGTACGGGCCAAGTGTTCTTTTACGTTGATCGCACCCAGGTTGCTTATCACAGCACCAATATTCCTACGACGGAGCTAGCACTTGCGGCCATGTCGCTGTCGGGCAGCGCCACGGGGACTCGGACGACCACTGTTGACTACATGTTCGCAGCGGCCACCCGTTAATAGGAGGCCGTTATGAGCTTCAGCAACATTCAGTCGGTACGGAAGACCGCCTCTGCGGCGGCGGTCTCCGGCCGCACTCGTTTGCTGGGGGTGTACTTCACGCACACGGCCACCTCTGCCACGATCACTCTCAAGGATGGGAGCACTAGTGGTGGCACGGCCAAGTTGACGTTGTCGTCCCCAGCCGCAATTGGTTCACAGGACCTCATCATCCCCGACATGGGTATTTTGTTTGATAGCGGGATCTACATTGACCTTAGCTCGGCCGAGATCACCAGTGTGACGCTGTTGTTTGAAGGTGGAGCCGCTGCGTAATGGCTACCAAGAAGGGCATGGGCATCAAGACTTCGGTGAAGTCGGGGAATTTCCGACCCACCAAGCAGGGTGCTGGCATGACCAAAAAGGGCGTTGCTGCATACCGCAGGGCCAACCCTGGTAGCAAGCTGCAAACGGCGGTGACGGAGAAGAGCCCGTCACCTGCGCGTGCAAAACGCCGTGCGTCGTTTTGTGCACGGTCTGAGGGTCAGATGAAGATGTACCCGGAGGCGGCGAAAGACCCAGATAGCCGGATTCGACAGGCCCGCAGGCGATGGAGATGCTGAGTCGTGGAAATGATGATTTGGAACATCGTGTTGACAGCGATCGTGGGCGTTTTGGCCTTTCTGATCAAGAGTAAGTTTGATGAGTTGAACAGACTCGGCATCTTGCTCAATCGGACGCGTGAAGAAGTTGCGCGTGACCATGTTACGCGGCGCGAAGTAGATGATCGGTTTGACAAGTTTTTGAGCCATGTGGATCAGCGGTTTAACCGCTTGGAAGTAAAACTGGACGAACTTCGAAAGGTAGGGTAAATCGATGCAAAACAAGATGAAGATGGTGAAGAAAGGCGGCAAGATGGTGCCGGCTTTCGCCGCCGATGGGGTAGGCAAGATGAAGAGTGGCGGCATGGCCGACAAGATGGGTCGGGCCATGAAGACCAAAACAGCGGATGCGCGTGGTCGTGCTATGCATAAAATGCCTGATGGTTCAATGATGCCTGGGGCAAAGCATGGTATGAAACGTGGTGGTAAAGTCATGAAGAGGGGTAAATAATCATGGCAGGAAAAGGAATGGGCTGCGCGACGCGTGGCGGCGGTGCCGTGATGAGCGGTCCGGCTAACAAGATGGTTTCAGAAACCAGCAAGACCACTGGGCCGGTAATGATGGCCACGGGTGGGGCGATTAATCAGCACAAGCGCATGGCCATGGGCAAGAAGGTCAAGGGGTACATGGGCGGTGGCATGGCCAAGGGCTATCGCAAAGGCGGGATGTGCTGATAAATGGCCACTTCTGGCACAACGACGTTCAACCTGTCGATTGATGACTTGGTCGAGGAGGCGTTTGAGCGGTGTGGCATGAGGCCGCAAAGCGGCTATCAATTGACCACCGCTCGGAGATCATTGAATCTCCTTTTCCTTGACTGGGCCAATCGTGGGCTAAATCTCTGGACGATTGAACAGGCTACGTACACGCTTACACAGGGTACGAACGAGATCACTTTGTCCGCAGATACCGTCAATGTGCTAGAAGCAATCATCCGTCAGAACAGCCAAGGCATTAACTCTGACGTGTACATTGAGCGCATCAGCCGTGAGGATTGGCTCAACGTCCCTGATAAGACTACTCAGGCCCGTCCTGCGCAGTTTTATGTACAGAGGACAAACATCCCCAAGGTGTTTTTCTACCCCGCAGCGGATCAAACCTACACGTTTGTCTATTACCGCATTCGCCGTATCCAGGATGCTGGGGATTACACAAACACAACGGACATCAACTTCAGGTTCTTGCCGTGCCTTGCTTCAGGGCTCGCTTACTACCTTTCCTTGAAGTTCGCCCCTGAACGTACATCTGGCTTGAAATCCATATACGAAGAGGATTTTACTCGTGCTGCGATGGAAGATCGCGATACGGCCAGTGTGCAGTTTGTGCCGGATTTAGGGGTGTAGCATGGCCTTTGCGAGCGGAAAGTATTCTCTCGCTTTGTGCGACTACTGCGGTCAGAGATACGCGTACAACGTCTTGCGTAAGAACTGGGAAGGCTTCATGGTCTGCCCAGATGACTATGAACCCAAAGAGCCACAACTTCAGCCTCTTAGGTATCGCGGAGATGCAATTGCTCTAAGAGATCCCAGGCCTGATCGTATAGAACCAGTGTCCGTTTATGTTGGGGCTCCGGCGTTTAGTGCATTTCAGAGTTATGGTAGCGCTCGAGGTACAAACGACATGAGGCCCTATGTAGTAGGGCAGGCGCTGATAGCGCAGGGCATTGTGGGTTCGGTGACAGTGAGCACAACATGACTTACGACGAACTTGTCACGAATATCAGGAATTACATGGAAGTTGGAAGCAATGTCTTCACGTCTTCTGTGATCAATACGTTTATTACAATGGCGGAGAATCAGATTCTCCGCGAGATAGATCTTGATGTCTTCAAGTTGGAGGCCACGGCCAACCTTACCCAGGGCAACAAGTTTTTGTCAGCCCCGGCCGGTATTTTGACTCATCGATACATGATGGCTACGGTGGACGGAGATCAGGTTTTTCTGGACTTCCGTGATACATCATTCATGAAAGAATACTGGCCTGATGGGTCGGTCACAGGGGTGCCAAAGTACTATTCCGTGTGGGATCAAAATACGTTCTACATAGCGCCTACACCCAACGCGGCGTATACCGTGGAACTTGGCTACATCTATCGTCCTCCCCAGCTTTCTTCAACAAATACTACGACATGGATCAGTTTGAACGCCCCAGAAGCGCTACTGTATGCGTGTTTGATACAGGCTTACAGCTACACAAAAGGGCCCTTGGAGATGCTTAATTATTTCCGTGGGTCCTACAAGGAGGCGTTGCAGGGCCTGGGCATTGAACAGCAGGGGCGTAGACGCCGTGACGAGTATAGAGATGGCATGTCTCGAGTCCCAGTCAAGTCTGATTCCCCGGGTCCGTAATCATGGCGTTTTCCGGCAATTACCTTTGCACCAGTTTCAAAGTAGAGTTGTTAAAGGGTGTACACAACTTTACGACTCTTACCGGGGACGTCTTCAAGCTTGCCTTGTATGACAACACCGTGTCGTTCAATGCCTCTACAACTGCCTACACTACTTCTGGAGAGGTACCCTCTTCCGGGTCGTATGCAGCGGGGGGAGGGGCGCTGACAACCATCACCCCAGTTAGCTCAGGAACTATAGCGATCGTCTCATTTGAGACATTGACGTTTACGGGAACTAACATCACCGCGTATGGGGCGCTTATCTACAACAGTTCTGCGGCCGGAAACCCGGCCGTGTGTGTCATCGACTTTGGCGGACCGATGACGTCGGTCAACAGCGACTTCACCGTAAATTTCCCG